ATGGATATTCAAAGTGTTCCGAAAGTAGGTATTTCTTCGGTAGTTCATTCTAAACATATAGATGCCGACAACATTGATGTTGTTGATAATGATATAGCGCTTTTCGATACGGAGAGCGTTATATCGTTGTATAACGGGCCTACCAAACTGGAAGTGTTGACGGTGGGGCTTTGTCTGGAGGGTACCGGTACTTTTAAGATTAGTTTGCGTGAATTTCAATTGTGTCCCGGATTGATGGTGATAGCATTGCCTAATCAGATTATCGAGCAGCGGTATTTCAGTCACGATTTTAAAGGCATTTTCTTTGCTGTGTCGAAGAACTTGCTGGAGACGTTGCCTAAGATCGGAAATGTGCTTTCTTTGTTTTTCTATCTGAAAGATTATCCGTGTTTCGACCTCACTCCGCACGAGCAGGAGGTGGTGAAGGAGTATCACGCGTTTATCAGGAAACGGTTGAGGAATAAGGAAGCTTTATACCGTAGGGAAGTGGTAATGGGACTGATGCAGGGGTTCTTTTTCGAGCTTTGCACTATTTTCACTAATCATGCACCCGCAAACGCTACTACGATGAAGAATAAAAGCCGGAAAGAATATATCTTCGAACGCTTTTATGAGTCTCTGGTGGAGTCTTACCAGTCTGAACGCAGCGTAAAATACTATGCCGACCAACTGTGTCTGACACCGAAACATCTTTCGGGAGTCGTGAAAGAAGTCAGCGGAAAAACGGTGGGAGAGTGGATTGATGAGTTGGTGATTCTGGAAGCGAAAGCCCTCCTGAATTCTTCAAGTATGAATATACAGGAGATTGCCGACCGGCTGAATTTTGCAAACCAGTCTTTCTTTGGGAAATATTTCAAGCATTACACCGGTATGTCTCCTAAAGAATACCGGAAAAGCCGCTAAAATCATAGAACACCGGAGCGTACACGGCTTAGTGTCTCCGGTGTCATCAGAAGATAGGAAGCGATGTGTGCCAGAGGCGCGCGTTTGATGATTTCCGGATGTGTTTCGAGCAGGAGGTTATAACGTTCGCGAGCGGATTCGAAACGCCAGGAGTCTGCTTTAACCTGTGATACAATTAAAGAGTATTCCAATATCTTTTGATAGAACATGTTGATTTCCCAGTTCTCCCTCGCTAATTTTTGTATCATGTCGCGGGGGAATAAGTAAATAATGGAAGGTTCAAGAGTTTCTACGATTAGCCGGGTGGGTACTTGTTTCAGAAAACTTTCAATGCACATCACGATACATCCTTCGTATGAGAAATGTTCGGTCACGTCTTTCCCGTTTTTGTAATAGTACTGCCTAAGCATGCCTTTTCCTACAAAAACAAGTTCGTGGGCTACTTCACCTTCGTTGAGCGCTATGGCTCCTTTGGGGAATTCTTCACGAATCAGTATGCTTTCTATCTGCCGTCTTCCTTCTATACTCATCTCCGGAAAGCGGGAATTGACAACAGCATTTACAGTCTCTCTTAATAGTGTATCCATGTCTTTTCTGTCTTGATGTGTGCAAAAATACTAAAAACGGTTGACATAAATCAAGGGTGGTATAAAAAAGATGTATCTTTGTCCGCAAAATCAAGAAGTAAGGTGATTATGAATAAGATAATAGGCTTGGCGGTGTTGCTGTTTTGTTTGAGTGGTTGCGTTAGGGATAATGATGCTATTTATTATCCGGTTGGCAACGTGGATGTGGAAAGAGGCGGTCCGGCTTTGGAGGCAGGAAAGGGAGATTTGATAGCCCGAAGTTATAATACCGAAGATTATGTGTTGGACACGCTTGCGCAATATCCGGGTGACCCGACTCTCGGTAAACTGACATTTATGATTAACCTGAAAAATCAGTCGGCGGATCAGGAAGTAGATGGATTTAATGGCGTCGGCCGGTCTAAACTAACGATGAGCCTTGGATATAAAGACGGTAACTATCCGGTAGAAAGTCAAGTCCCTGTTTATACCTCGTCTGACGTGACTGCCAGTTATGCAATCAAACTCCGCTTGAAAGGGGAACTGGCCTTAACGGGAGACGAATGGATGATTGACTATGTGTATGCCCAATTAGCGGGCTTATTCCAGCCTTATCCGCCTACGTCTTTCCCGGAAGTGTTTATGTGTAAAGGAGGTGAGCAACCATTCACTACTTTCGATTCTTTCCGTAGAACCTGGACGTTTGATATAACCTATGATCGTTCCAACCTTTCTTTCAGTCAACTGTATTTCAACTTGTTCGTAAATCTGGCCGGGCAGAAGAGGGAAGAAAGAGTCCGGTTGAGAATAGATAAAGAATCTTACTTTGAGATCTATAAAGAAAAAGAGGAAATGTAGTTTAGCTGCATTTCCTCTTTTTCTTTGTAGTGGGTACGAGAATCGAACTCGTATTACATGCGTGAGAGGCGTTTTTCTACACCACCTAAAGCGCTTATAACTAATATCTTATAATATTTATAAAATCTATTTGCACCGAATTTGCATTAAAAAACGGTACTCATGTCCTTCCTTATAAATATCACCTCTTATATTTCATCTTTATCAAAGAACGTTTTCAATACAAAGTTAATCAATCAATCAGAAATAGCAAATATTATTTGTTTGAATTTAAGCTATCTGTTTCTAGTTTATCCGGCTAATAGTAAACATACTATTATGACAGATGAAGAACTAAGAGCATTTTGCTTAAAGCAAGCTATTCAAATCATTACTCACAAAGAACAGCCTCGAACCATGGGCTTTCAAAATACAGATAGTATATACTTATTTGAACTTACTGAAATCCTTTTAGAGTATATCAAAACAGGAAAACAAAATTATGTACCCGTCTATTTGAACTACTTCAAATAATCTGCGACTATTGCAATTATAGCTATAATGGCAGATGCAATGCTTGTTATTATAGCTATATTTACGCCTGTTCGTTGTCTTTTCCTCTCCTTTTCTTCTCCGCTAAAGAATCCGCGTCTTCCTAATTCAAATCCTTTTTCGTTTAAACCATAATATCGGTTTTTCCCGTCGCCGGAGAAAGTTCCATAAAATCGCATGACGTAATCAACCGCGTTGTCAGTAGTAGCTTTTCTTTGATCCTCTGTCAAATCATCAGCATTTATAAGCCCCCCTTTGTCGTAGGCGATTTTTATAATTTCTTCTGCGATTATTTCTGTGTTATTCATATTGTTATTATGTTATAATCCACGGAGAAATATTATTATATCTATTGCTTTATATCCTTCTATTTTTAACAATGCTTTCAAATAGGATTCTTTCTTTTCCTCTTTCAATACTCTTTTCAATTCATTGTTATTAACTGATCGCATAGCTTCTCTAGCCTTTAATATACATGCGTTTATTGCATCTGAATAGTTCTCAATATATGGCTTTTCTATTATATCAGATATGACGTCTAAATAACGAAGTAAAGCGTTTTCAAATTGACTCTTAAATAAAAAATTATCTCCTTGTATGAATAATAATGACGTCATTATTTCTGTTTGGCTTTTTTCATTTGCTTTTTCAATGTATTCTATCATTTCTTTTTTGGTAACATTGATACTCTCCGTTAAAGAATCGCTAGTTTGTTTTACTTTACCATCTATCTTCTTATCTATTGCAATCACATTCCAAATCTGCCATCCAATTAACATCGTCACTAAAAGCGATAAAATCCCTACTATCACCCCGATATAGTCTATACCTAACTCCGGCGCGGATGGTAACGAAACGCAAATAGCGACAACACTGCATATAATCGCAGCGATCGACAAACAGTTGCTCCAATATGATTTGATTCGGTTTTTCATGTTTAGTTCGATTTAGTGGTCGATGACACTTGTTTATTTGTTGGTTGCTTCTTCTTTGGATGAGTAGCAGTCGGATTCTTTATACTCTTCATCTTTCCAACTGCTTCGTGCTCTTAAAGAGTAATATATACCATCGTTTTTGACATTAACGGACATAACTTCTAACTTTTTCGGTTTACCGTCTTTTAGAACCCATACACTATCATCAATCTTGTATTTATTTTCTATTTTGCAATTTTCTGAAATAGAAAAATCAAAAACGGCTTGACTATTATTGTAGCTATGGGGCGTAGTTCCTTGATAGAGGAAACAATATTCACCGGGTAAAATCGGCGTTTGTGGTGTTACTCTAAATTCTGTTTCATTTATTGCCTCAATGTTGCAAATTACAATATCTTTGCTTTCCACTCCGGCAAAATTACCTGAATATAAATCAATTTCCCCAGTCTTTAACTCTCTTTTCCCCTTTTTGCTTATCAACTTTACTAATACAAATTCATGTGGAGAAGAAGCAACGGTAAACCGCCAATTAGACGCCTTAGAAGTATTCTCCATTTGTTTTGTGTTATTGAAAAAGAAACGAAAATCTGGTATATTTGTTTCTATGATATTAGTAGAATGTTCATTTGATAACACTGATTTTATTTTAGTATTAGTTATATGAGGCGTTACTTTTGAACCTAATGTATTAGTTTTGGCGTTAGAAATAGCCGCAGGAAATATCTTTTTAAAACCGTCGTTTTCTTTGAAATATATTCCCGTTTTAATGCTTTGCTCTCTTGCTTCTTTATCTTCGCTTCTTTTATTCCGTTGCATCATCGCTACAATAATATCATTACTTACTCCTTTTTCTTTTAATTCTTTTAGAGCTTGTATAGATGTATCAAAGTTATTTTTTGACGTATTTATTTTAGTTACTATAACGTCGTTCGAGAATCCAAGTTCTAACATGTCGGTTATAGACTGATTTGTTAATACTTCATCTTGCGCAGATGCGATAAGTGGAAAAAATATTAATATTATCCCTAATAGCAGCTTCTTCATATTGTTTTGTCTTTTATAATTAGTTAAATCCATGTTTTTACACTCACTACACCGACGACTAACGCCCAGTCGTATATTTCATTAACCGGAACATCATACGGTTTGAATCCTTCTTCGTTATTAAAAGGAACGCATTTAATATAACCCTCTTTATCAGACTCTTCGATTTTTTTTATCATTATTCCATCATAGGTTGCCAATGCATATACTTCACCCCAACGCACATGAGAGCGACTTGTTACAATTCGACAACCGACAATATCCCGATCGTTAATGCTTCGTTCTGGAACGTTTCTATTAATCATGCTACGACCTCCGGCGCGGATCGTAAAATCACAACCGGGCATATCGGGGATGATGAAGCGTTCGCAATCCCCTTTCGTTATTGCAGAGTTAAAGCCATTCGGTAGACCACAAGAGGCGGTAACTACGTCTATATGTGGAATGGCTTTACCCTTTAAATCTTCATAGTGCATGATATATTTTTCATCACTATCGTTCGATACTTTAGAGCTCTCTAAAGAATCGTCTACCCCACTAATAAGCCATCCCACATTAACACCTAGATAATCAGCTAGGATATTAATATTACCTATATTAGGCTTTGTTCCGTTTAGATAGTTCATAACTGACACCTTCGATACCTTTGTGTCTCTTCCAATAGCATAAGGTGTAACTCCTTTATTCTCAATAGCAATCTTTAATCTATCTTTAAATTCCATAAGCACCAATAGTTAATAAATGTTTTATGGGAAATAATTATTTCCTATTTTCTTTTATGGGTAATAATAATATCCTATCTTTGTCGCATCAAAGTTAATCAATCAATCAAGAACTAACAAATAAAAGTATAGAATTATGAAAGCAGGAATGAGCGATAAAGAAAAAGGCAATACGATAACTCAAATAATGGTTAGCATGAAACAAGCCGCTTTAGCTGAAAACAAACCTTTCGATGAAGGTATATTTTTCGACCTCGCATTTATGAGCGATGAAGAGTTATTGAGAATTTCAAAACTTTGCGGCATTAAATAAGATAACAAAAAAAATAACTGGCGGGGCGAGAGCCCTGCACAATATAGATAATAATGGAAATAGGAATGATCGGAGACGTAGAATTTAAAAAAGCAGGAAGCGAAACGGTATGTTGTGTTAGCTTGATTAATACAACAGCCGGACAAAGATTCTTAGCGTGTACACTCGCTAGTAGTAAGACTTTCAAAACGTTCAAGGGCGCAGAGAAATTTATGAACTCATTCGGTTATCAGAAGATTTAATATTAATCCGTAGCCCTTCGGGGCTACATAACACGATACACGACAATGAGACGAAAAAGAAACGAATTAACTGCCCTTTTAAGGGGGATGCAGCCCGGGGAAACAATGACCTTCCCTCGTTCTAAAAGAAATTCAGTTAGACCGACCTGTACAAATCTAAAATATGACGAAGGTCTACTGTTTACGACGGAAACCGATAAAGATAATCTAATTGTTACACGATTGAATAATGAACAATGGGACGAACTAGAGTAACCGGAAAAGTTGAGCCAATAGTGAAGAAGTGGCTTAGTAAAGACGAAGCAAAATCCTATATAGGATGCTCGGATGATTTTTTGAGAACGTTACGGGAAAAAGCTCTCATTTCTTTTTCTCAATTTGGAAAAATGATCTGGTACGATTTATCGAGTATAGATAGATTCATACAAAGTAATAAGGTAGTATAAAACAAACACCATGTTAACACTAAAACAAAGTCCCGCCGCTATTATCTTAATGCTTTCAGCGTGCAGCCTTGCAGAAGGCGAGCCGGAGCCGGGCAAATTAATTATCGCACTATTGATCGTATTTATAACGGTTATCTACGTGCTAGTCTGTAACTATCTAAACGTGAAACGACATGGCGGCGAATCCTCAATGTATCGGTAATTGCCGAATTTGTACGGTTCTTGGCGCGTGCCCTGCTGATACTCTAGTTTGCGAAGATTGCGGCGAAGAGATCGAACCGGGCGAAGAGATAGAATTAGAGGTCGAAACGTACGAACGTGGCAGACATGGCACAAAGATAATAACGGTTTGCGCTCGTTGTTATGAGTCGCTTTATCAGGGTGGAAACGATAACTTTTAAACAACACGATAATGACACATTGGAAAACTCAATTTAATTACGACTATCTAGGCGCTTACAGCCTACCGGATGGAAAAGATATAATTCTCACCATCCGCGAAACGAAAAAAGAACAAGTAGTCGGCGCGTCTGGAAAGAAAGAAGAATGTTTCGTCGCTTATTTCTTCGAGAATGTGAAACCGATGATCCTCAACCGGACGAACTGCAAAACATTGACGAAAATTTTCAAAAATCCGAATTTTGAGTCATGGATAAACAAGCAAATCCAAATCGGAGCGGTATTAGTTGACGCTTTCGGCGAAAAGGTTGATTCGCTTCGTATTCGTCCTTTTCTTCCGAAAGTAGAAAACTCATTGCCTACTGTTGAGACAGGATCGGCAATCTGGAAAAACATCCTCGATGGTCTGGCAGGTGGTTTTACGGTCGCACAGGTACAGACGAAATATAAACTAACTAAAGAACAAATCAAAGAATTAGTAGCACATGAAATCAAGTGAACAAAAAGAAATCGAATGGAAGGAAAAGAGACGGGGCAAAATAACCGCCTCTACGCTTCCCGATCTGATGAAAGCGGGCAAAGGTTGTCCCTTTGGGAAAGGTGCGTTAGACGCAATGTATTTAGTACGATACGAGCGGAGAACCGGGACGATGCGAGAAAACGGAAGTAACAAAGCGTTTGATTGGGGGCATGAAAACGAACCGCTAGCGGTCGAATGGGTACGGAGCCAGTTAATGAACGAGATCAAGTCGTGTACAACTGATTTTAAAGACATTGTTTTCAATGAACCGTTTGAAGGATTCGGAGATTCACCGGATTTCTATGTGTACGGATTTGACGGGAAAGTTATCGCTCTGGGTGAGATCAAGTGCCCGATGTCGCAAGGAAAGATCGAATCGCTGCAGTTCGGAAATACCATCGACGAAAAAGACGAATATTATTGGCAATTCCTCGGACACTTTTTAGGTCGCCCGGACGTGGACAAATTGTATTATGTCATTTATGACGGTTATACAAATGAAGGTCGAATACTCGAAATGAATCGCGCCAACCACGCGGATAATATAAAGAAACTCTATGATCGAATCCGGTTGGCTAGCGAGATGATAGACGAATCTATCCGTTCCGGTCTGGACTTGCTCGATTGTGTCGATAAGGCAAAAGAGGTCTTAAAATTAAAGATGCAGATCGAGGCGTTAAAGCCGGAAGCAAAAAACAGTGTTCCGGTTAAGAATCAGATTTATAAGATACGGAAGGAATTAAAGAAATTGACGAAGAAAGTACCGTCACAACACTAACACAACACGATTAATCACATTTTTATAAACACTTTAATAAACACAAAATTATGATGCACACTTGGTTTTTATGTAAAATTCGTTACGAGAAGGTGATGGAAAACGGAATGCAAAAAAAAGTGACTGAACCGTATTTAGTCGATGCACTAAGTTTTACCGAAGCAGAAGCACGAATAATCGAAGAGGTCACACCGTTTATCTCCGGTGAGTTTACAGTGTCCGACATTTCTCGCGCACATTATAGCGAGATATTTACTAGCGAAGAGGATTCCGCCGATAAATGGTTTGCCGGGCGACTTGCTTTCACTACGCTTGACGAGAAAAGCGGCAAGGAGAAACGGACTTATACAAACGTACTCATACAGGCGGCGGACATTCACGACGCAATGAAGAAACTCGACGAAGGAATGAAAGGAACGATGGCGGATTATTCTTCGATTTTGCTTAAAGAAACGGCGATTGTAGACGTTTATCCGTATGAAGTAAATTAACAAGTGCTATGTTGATAGATAATTCAAAATATCCGATTTTAAATTTTGTGCTCAATGGAAGGATTCATGTTCCCGAAATTGATGCTTGCTCCTTTTATGCAGAAGCAGCCTCTACGCAAAATCGTATAAATGAGGTTCATTCTTTGAAAAATAAAAATGTAGATTTGTTATCAAATAGTTTCTATGACGCTATGATTAAATCTTCAAAATCATTTGAACCTATATTGAACGGTAGCGATTTTACAAAAGGGTTAGAATCTTCTGGTACTATTATTTTCGGAAATATAGGCGTGTCTTATATCATTAAAAATGAAGGAATGGCTTCAATATGGTTTATAAATGGGGTGTGCGCAATAATAAATACAGAGAATGTAACATTTAGAACATCTATGCACGGGGTTGGGGGGCTGATCTTATGAGTAACGCCAACCTTAGAGTATCTTTTATCCTTTGCTATATTCTTTTTAAAAAATACGCTAAAGTTGACACAAAAACAATTAGTCACAAATCAAAATTAAAGGTTGGAGCAAGAAAATACAAGAATAAGTCAGACATCGATATTAATCTTATGGATTGCACATGGTTTACTACTATTGTTCGAAATGAATGCTTCTCCGTTAGAGGACATTTTAGGCTACAACCCCAAAAAGACAATACTGGGAATTGGACGAAAGAATTGATTTATATTAATGAGTTTCAAAAACATGGATATATAAAAAGAGCGAAGGTTTTATCAAATTAGTAACAACGCGCCGGGTGAAAGCCCCGGCAAATCGGATAAGTGGCGGAATTGGAAACGCCTAGTTATGTAAGGTTGATCGCTAGACATTCCGTTAATGCGGTGCGGCTCTTGAAGTATCATTCCCGGTTCGAATCCGGGCTTATCCACTATTCACAAACCAATTAAAATGACATGGCAAAGTATAACAATGTAAAAATAGACGGATACGACTCTAAAAAGGAATATCGACGCGCTAAGGAGTTGAAACTACTCGAAAAGAAGGGGATTATAACCGGATTACAAGAGCAAGTAAAATACGAGCTTATTTCGCCTCAATAT